ATTCTCGTTCGCGATGAGGAAGCGTTTCTTCGTAAGTAAAGAAGTAGGTATAGCCTTCCATTGGGATACCAAATCGTTTTGCGAGAATATCATTACGAGAAGCAGGCGCTTTTTCGGCTCTTTCAACATCCAAATGATAGACTTCATAAGTTACAGTCTGCCCTAAGTTCGGATTTGCCTTTAACCACGTTGCTGGGTCATTAACTTCTTCAATGTCATCCAATTTGTAGTGCCAGATCGAAATGTGAGGCGCTTGATACTCACCTCGGAGGATGCTTGCGAGTTCCATTTTGATGGTATCACCGGAACCGTTTCGAACTGTTCCTTCTGAACTAATTGCCACAATCAAATAGTCGTCTAGTTTAGAAGCGCCTTGTTCAATTGCGCCAACTACGTCTTCTCTAATGTCTCCAGACAACCATTCGTCAATTGTGGAGATTTTAGGACGAAGCCCTTGGAGTTTATTGATAGCCATAGGGCGAACTTCAAGTAATGAACCTGTAAGAAAGTTCTCAACACCCTTTTTGGTTGAGGCCAACTTCATACGGTTCACTCTAGCGCCGGTGGTGTTTTGAAGGGAGCCTTCGGTTAGGAACTTAAAGAGAGGGCCTCTTGCTCTGGTAATGGCCGTTCGGAACGGTGACATTACTTCATCGGCCTGTTTCATGGTTGGGGCCGTTGTAATCTGATGTGTGGTTGCGGTATCAACGTTAAGAAAGTAACTTTGGATACAAGCTGCATACATCGACTTAGCAGCACCTCGAGCGACAATCAAATACTGCTTTGTGATGAGTCTTTTCTTAACTAATTTCTTAATGTATGCCCCTTGCGCGCCATCTCGGCCGGGTTGATACACACTACGTTCTACAAAGTAAAACCACCCAAAAATTTGTTCCGACCAAACTTTGAACGAATCGAGAAGATGTAAATCACTACCATCGGTAAGCGTCAATTCGTTTTCGCAATACTTAATGAACCCGTCAACCGCTTTATCATCATAATAAATATTCGGATTAGCAATTAACTCATCAATTCGATTCATCTCCATAGAGATTTCACGGTTTACTGGAATTTCACCTTTAAGGACGGCTTCTCGAAATCCAAAATAGTATTTAGGAGTTGCAGTGGCTGATAAAGTCATTACACTGCCTCCTTTACCTTAGTTTTTAGGCCATCTTTTCTCAATTGCTCTACCAATAGTTGCAGCCAGAACCGTTGTAACAACAATTGTTGCAGCACCCTTTCCAACTTGGTCAAGAACGCCTTTTGCATACTGTTTACCAGCATTAGAGGTTTGTTTATTGAGATCGACATAGCGCTTCTCAAGCTCCATTCGTTTAATGGACTTTTGAAGATCTTCGTCGGTCATGCGTTTTGCTTTAGCTCGAGCAGTTGGAGTTTTCGAGTTGATAGCTCTAGCAGATTCGCTTCTACGTACACCCCATTTTTGACCCCTAACGCCATAATGCTCGAGGAAATCGTCGATATCGTTACTCATTTAACCATCTCCTTTACACTTGGTCAATTGGGATTAAATCTTCTCGGAGCATACTCAAGCGCCATTCGTATTCTTTGATTTGATTTGTTGTCGCTTCTAAAAGAAAAGAAGTCGTCGGAGGATCAAAGAGTAGGCGAACTTTGAGGAAAACATACGTTCGAATCAAATTTAATTGATCGTTAGGAACCTCAAGGTCAACCCAAGCGTCAGTTTCGTCTTGAACTGTGAAACCACCGATAGGGCCTACCCCAATCTGGGAAAGAACAGAGAAGGTCGCGTTGATATGCATGATAATATCTAAGTCAAACGCGGTGTAAGACTCAGCAATACCAAGCACTTTTTTTGTGCTGGTTAGAATACTAGCTTCCATCATCGGTACCTCCTAAAAGATGGTTCTAGATCTTTGGGCACAGAGTTGTGCCACTCTGCTCAAGCAGTTCGTTGTAGTGATCGACACCCTTACAGTAATACGTGCCAATACCTGGTGTGACCAACGCCTTTGCGAAGTCTGGGCCGGTAGCACGAATAAGAATCCCACTCTTAAATCGAATAAACCAAGCAGGACCTTGTCCATTCATGTAATCGGCAGGCCACCAGTCACCTTCTGGTAAAATAATATAATCCATGAGATTCTCCTCATCAGTATCCGGACTTGGATCCGGAATTGGTTCTGGGATAAGCGTAGTCCATGCGTCAACAATGCGTTGCGCGTATGGCATAAGCACATTACGAACTTGAGCTTTCTTGGCGATTCCTGGGCATGGTTTACCCTCAACGATTGTCCAATAAGGATATCCAAACGGTTCGGTATGGCTGGCAACGCCAGTTCCATCCCACGTTACAGGATAAATAATTGGGTAATCCCCAACAATAGCTTCAAAAGCAACGATGTGTGCGAGGGTTTCCATTTGAGCGTCTGTGAACTCAAAATTAGTACCAGGATCACCAGGACCCCATCCACCATCAGCGGTTTCGACACTAAGGAAAAACCAATCGGCTTTGGCGTTGCAAATTCCTTTGCGGTTACTAGGTAAATATTTCATTGCTCGACCATCAAGATCGCATTGGTAGTGAGGCATCGCATTAACGCCCCAGTTTGCAAGCGTCCAATTTCTAGCAGAAATAACAGTGCCTATCCCAGTGGCACCATTGGTATGAACTAACATACCGCGAGCATCAATGATCGGTCTTTCGGCCCATCTAGGATGAAAATTAATTTCAACACCAGGCGGAGCTAGAGCGGGATCAAAAAATTCAGGGCGTGGTCGAATAAGCATGCCCGCCTCCTTTCGTAGTCACCAAAGTCGGGTATCTCCTGGGACTCTTTCGACAAATTTTGTCATCAGAAGTGATTTATCCCCATAATGAATCGCATTGTGGGTGTTATGAGTAGTTGTGATCAAATATTCAGGTGAAAGAATCCACTCTTCGTTATGTACAATGTCATCACTCTCGATCGGATTAATGTGATGAATAAGAATTCCGTTATGGATTTCAAACCCAGGAACCCCTAAATCACAACCATTATCACGAACAATAACGTATTGGCGAATGTTTTTCCACTCGGTAGATTTGTAAAAAGCTTGTCCTAAATGGCGATCGAAACCGAAAGTAGAATAACCAACGCTTCCACCAAGCTTTAAATACTCATAACGATCTTCAAATGCCTCAATGCGACGAAGTTCAGAATATGTTCTAATCCTCGTCATCGAAATCCCTAGGTTCTTGTCCGGCGTAGGTACGCATAGCATTCAAAGCCGACTCATACAACTCTTCAATTCGCTTAGTTGAAGCCATCTGCTCAACTTTTGCGGTAAGAAGTTCATTCTCTCGAAGAAGTCGTTCTTGTTCTAATTGTTCTCGAATTGAGCCCTGCTTCAAAAAATGACTGATAACTTGAGCAGAAGCCGAACCGTCAGAGAGTTGTTTTTCAGCCAAATCAATGGCCATGGAAATGAGTTGGTTTTCGCGACCTTCGACAGTAGTTGCCGGACGACGTTCTTTACGTTTTGTTTTATCCGGGCCTCGCCCTGCCATGCGCACTCCTTCCTTTTACTCACTTATAGTAACCCATACATTTTCTTCATTGTCGTATGCGTTTACGTTTGTGATTGGCGCCCATTCTGTTCCGTTCCAAGCATTCCAAATGCCAGGAAGGTCGACCCAATCAGGATCAACAAAATGTTTTAGAACAACAATCTCTTTGAATATAGTAACCGCAACACCAATCAGAACCAAAAAGGCTGGGTCGATTGTTACAGTTGCCGTTCCTGTTGGAGTAATCAAAACATCGGAGCAAGACACGCTAAGTTCAGCAGGTTCAATACTTCGAGTAACACTTCCGGTTGCTGAAACGAGAACGTCTGGTGAACTAAAGGCAAGTAACCCAGGCTCAATGGTCGTTGCAGCCATACCAGTACCAACCGCAGAAATATCTCCGGCGGTAAGAGCTAAGGTTGCCGGCTCAATGACCGTTGTAGCCATTCCACTAGCCGTGATCGCAATATCTCTTGGTGTAAGAGTAATAATCGCAGTGTCGATAACTACCGTGACGTTACCTGTAGCTGTAGCGACAATATCAACACCAGTGACAGTTAAGGTGGCTGGGTCAATTGAGCCAAATCCAGCAACACTAGGTGAAATATCGCTCGCTGAAACAGTTAATGTAGCAGAATCAATTGCTTTTGTTGCGTTTCCAGAGGCTGTAATCGTGGGTGTAACTGCAGAAAGGGTAATGATTGCTGTATCAATTGCGACCGTTAAATTACCTGCAGAAACCGAGATATCAACCGCAGAAACCGTTAGAGTCGCTGGGTCGATTGCTCGACTAACACTACCAGTTGCAGAAGGAACCACTTCGATAGCTAAAAGAGAAATCGTGGCTGGATCAATACTTTTAGTTGTGTTACCACTACCAATAACCGCGAGATCAATACCAGAAACAACGAGTGTTGTCGGATCAATACTAACGTTCGCATTACCAGAAGCTGTGGCAGCAACATCAATAGCAGTAGTGTTAATAACTGCCGGATCGATCGCTTTAATTGCGTTTCCACTAGCCGAAATTCCAACATCAACGGTAGAAAGAGAAACCGTGGCCGTATCAATTACTCGTGTTGTAGTCCCAGTAGCCGTGATCGCGATGTCCAATGTAGACAAAGTAATAATCGCTGTGTCGATTGCAACTGTGACATTACCTGTAGCTGTAGCAACGATATCAACTGCGGTTACTGTAGCTAAACCAGAATCAATAGTGACTGTAGTATTACCAGTACCACTTGGTGTAATATCAATGCCAGTAACCATCATGATGGCTGGATCAACCGTGCCTGTTTGCGGGCCACCACTGACTGCTGCAGAAATATCAACCGCAGAAACAATTAGTTCTGCAGGATCAACACTAACAGAAGCAGTTCCGGTTGGTGTGGCAACAACATCGACCGCAGAAATAACCACAGACGCAGGATCGATTGTGCGTGAAACAGAGCCCGTTCCAGACGCAGCAACATCAATTCCTGTTACAGAAAGAACCGCAGGATCAACACTTTGAGTCGCATTACCAGTACCACTTGGTGTAACATCAATGCCAATAGTCGTCAGACTTGCGGGATCTATAGTTCTAGTAACGTTTCCGGTTGCAGACGCAGCAATATCAACACCGGAAGTTGTGAGACTTGCCGGATCGATTGCTACAGTTGCTGTTCCAGTAGCCGTCGGAGAAATATCAACACCAGAAGTTGTTAGAATTGCTGGGTCGACATTGACCGAAGCTGTGCCAGTACCACTTGGCGTAATGTCAATACCAGTAACAGAAATAATGGCTGAGTCAACACTTTGAGTAGCATTTCCACTAGCTGTGATCGAAACATCGACAGCGGTGAGTGTGATGATTCCAGGATCAATACTAACCAAAATTGGGTTTGTTGCTAGAATATCAACCGCGGAAACAGTGAGTTCTGCAGGATCAATAGTTCTAGATACTGAACCACTACCGCTAACTGAAACATCAACGCCGGTAACAGAAAGAACTGCAGGATCAATACTTTGAGTCGCATTACCAGTACCACTTGGAGTAATATCAATGCCAGTAACAGAAAGAGTTCCTGGGTCGATAGACCTAGTTGCAGAACCCGTGGCAGTCGCAGTAACATCAACACCAGAAGCGGTAAGAACCGCAGGATCAATAGTGCGACTAACACTACCGGTAGCAGACGCAGTGACATCAATTCCAGATAGCGACACAATCGCTGTGTCGATTGCAACTGTGACATTACCTGTAGCTGTAGCAACGATATCAACACCAGTAACGGTAAGAGTTCCTACATCAAGAGTTACAGATAAGTTTAAGTCAGGAAGCGTCTTTAAAACCGTACGTTTGGTGTAGTTTCGGTACGTCGCCCTATAGACTGGGCGAGTAGAAGTACGCCTCGTCGGATAGCTACGACGTGCCATTTAAATCACCCCACTTCTTCGAAGAATAACGTTCCGTTCATAGTAAGTGAGTCGGCAGGAGCAGTTGCTGCTTCAACGGTAAACCGTTCAGACACAGCCAACCAAGGACGCATCTCTGGAGTTGGAAGCCAAATAAACTGACCACGAACGTTCCACGTGTCAGCATGAACGGTTTCGATCGTGCCGCCACTCATCTTGGTGGAGTTGTAACACTCGACTGTAGAACCAGCAGCACCTTGGCCGTGCTCAAGCGGGATTGGGGTAGGCGAGCTACCAGGAGTGCTGCCTGAAGTGGTGGCTGCGGTTCCACGTTTAAAGAGAATCGAGAGAATCTCTTCTGCGGCGTCACCAACGTCCGTGTATTGTCCAAGAACAATGCCGTGAATACAAACAAGTCTCGTGCTCGGAGCAGTAAGTTCAAACAGATCTGCAGAAACAGTAACGGCCTGACCTGTGAATTGGGCTGAATAAATGCGACCCATGATGAGCCGTCCTTTCTATCGAGTTAAGAGATGTCTGTATGGCCGGATGCGTTCGGATGGTTTTGGAGCTTTAGATGATACAGTGGGGGTATAAATGCCATTGACTTCCTGGGCGTAGATAATCATGTTGACTGAGTCTGCGCCCATCGAGGTTGTCCGACGAACCCTATAGAGAATCATGAGCCCATCCCAACCGGCCTTGCCGGCGGCCAGACCGGTGGCATTCGGTGGAAGAGAATAGTCGCTGGTCGCTATGGTCCGCCCGGCATTAGTGAGGACGGTCACGTAGTCGCAGAGCATGAACACACCTGTCGGATCGCCAATGCCTACCGACACGATTAGTCCGTCGTCCGACCAACCGGCAATTGCCCATCTTGTTCGCAGAGTGATGTTGGTCATAGCCGAGAAGTCGGCAGGAATTTCCGGTGTGGTCTCCCCTCCAAAAATGGCATCGATGCCACTGGAGAAGGTATACATCGTCATAGCGTTTGCATCGTCTGGGGAGTCAGGGTCATCCGTCGTCGCACCCCACGAACCCGTCGCTAAAGCGCAGGCATATGTATTTAGTGTAGTGTTGGATGGCCGTTGTGAAGGAAGGGTTGCCATTATAATCCCCCGGCGCGTCGTATGGTCACGGCGGTAGCGGACAATGAGGAAGCCTTCTGCTCATTAACCACGGTCGTTTCAGAGAAACAACACTGACTACCGCTTGCGCCCTTCCACGTCGAGCATTGAAATGCTCCCACCGGTAGACCCATTCGTTGTTCAACCTCTACCCAAGCAGGTCGAACGTCGCGAATATAATCTGGATGCGTGTTCCAAAGATTTTCAAATGTTGCACGAGCATTAATCAATGATGGGTCTTGTGCAATGAGTTGAAGGGCAATACCACACGCGTGTTGAACTCCTTGGGCCATAGCAAGTGCTCGGGTTTTACGTTGACCAGTAAGACCCAAGGAGTCAATCCAAGTTAGTAACTCTGCAGCACTTTTATGATGAGGACAGATGGCACCATTAACATAACAACATCCACCTGGATCCGTAGATCCTTGACCGTGACAAAAAGGCATGCTCGTTCCTCTCAAAAATTTAGTTACGTAAGGCGATAAAGGTCGGCGATTGCCAGAGTCAAGTTCGACCCGTTGGTAGTAATGGTGCTAGCGAAAGTGAACACCGAAAGAAGCGGGCTTAACGCATCGCTGGTAATGAACTCAAAGACGAACCCGCCCCAAAGAGTGTTGTTAGTAGCGCCACCAGCGTTGGAAATAACAAGGTCAGAAGCATCGAGGTTGACTCGGTTGTTGGCATCATCTTCCGCAGCCGGCGTCCGAGTAAGGTTCTGCCGAGCATAGTTGGTGAAGGTTGCTTCTGCAGCAAGTGTCGGAATAAGCTGATCAACAAAGTTCAAAGCGTTTGCTTCGAGCTGAGTATCGATACCGACAGGAATGCTAGCGCCACTGCAAAGTCCGATACGAATAAGTGCGGCGGTATCATCATCCCATGCGCCCTGAGCGACGAGTAATTTACCGCGGTTAGTCATGTAATGTGCCATTGTGACTCCTATTGAGTTTGATACCAAAGAATGGTTGTGTCTGGTGGTGGGGTTGACCCGGCATGTACTCCGGCTAGGCCTTGTGGGCCTGGAGGACCAACTGGTCCGGCATAAACAATTGATACTGCCAAGGTTGGCGGATCAACAATAATGCGTTGTGTACTCAGAATGACTTGTAGGTTGGTCATAAAGTAACCGTCCTTTGGAAAATCACTTTAAGGGGTTTGTTGAACATTGGCAGAGGTTCTCCAGCAACCATCCGTTTCATGTCCATATACCCGTTACTATGAACAATCACATCTGTAATTGCATTGTCGAGAGTCAAAACTAACTCTCCATCAACCCCATCAGTAAGGAAACTTACATCCCACGTAGCAATAAGATCTGAAGTAGAGTCTTCTTCTGTTCGGATTTCACTAGTTATAACGTCGGCGGAAACATCTAAACCGGCAGTAACCGTAATGATGTTAGTTCTACCTTTGTAGACGATGAGTTCTTTTGTTAACGCCATTATGTATCATCTCCTCGTTCAAAGGGTAGGTCATCTGATCAGTTCCCCAGCTAACAAGGATCCGATTGAATGTAATTGTGTTAGGAATATAGTCAGGTAAAGAACCCATGGGTCCAACCGTCACGTGTGGTTTAAACTCTTTGTGTTCACTAGCATTCCAATACTCAACCGCGCTTCGCATAGCAATAAGCCACTCTGTTGGGCGTAAGATGAGTACATCTACTAGATCTTCTTCCCCAAAAATATCAGAACCTAACACGTCTAGGGTAATCACAGGAGAAACTTTTGACAATAACACAGCGGCTTTAGCTAATTCGTTGTGTGTGGATGGTGGTAGATCTGAAATTTGCCCAGCGTACACTAATGTAAGATGTGGTAACTCGATTCGGCACCACTCTGAGGTCGTGGGTAAGAGCGCAACCATTACGGATTCATCAAACTCACCCATCTGTACCTTCTTCCTCAACCCACTTTGGTAAATCTGGTATTGGCACACTTTGGCCAGCTAATGAATGTGTTGAGTCAGTTAAAAACTCAAAAACACCATCTCTCAAAAATGAATGACACACCGTGTACCCTTGTGTGAGAATCGATGGAGACAACGTTGGTCTTTCTAGATCGCCATTCCAATCCCAAGACGGAGTTTTAATGTCTCCACAATTAACCGGAAGCATGTGTAACCCAGTATAGTGTTCTGGGCCTCCTGCTTCACACCCAGGGCAAACAAACATCAGTGCTGTGTAATGAATCCCACGTTCATTGACAGTTCTAAGAGACGCTTTCATCATTACCTC